ACCAAATCCAGTTTCAGAGTCAACCGTAATTACAGGAATATCAGAAACCTCCAAAATATTTAGAGGTGTTGCTGAAAGTATTCTACCATTATCAACTATCAAACTATAAGTATTTCCAAGATTATCAGTTGCAGTATCATTACTGGAGTATTCCAATCCAGCAGTTTGTACTACAACACCAGTAACACCATAAGCATCTTGATTCTGTAATAATGGATATCCTTCACCGGAAGATGTGATATAAATTGCAGTTACCTCTCCAGCATCATTGATTACTGCCCTACCTTTTGCTCCATATCCTAATCCACAATTATCACTAAACTCAACGAATGGTGGAAAACGATATCCTGAACCAGGATTTGTAACAACTGCGCCAATAATACTTGCAGTCTGTGTTACATTATTAACTGCATTTAGAATTGGCGTTACAGCACCAAGAATAGGAATTGCTGTTGCATTAGTTCCTCCTCCACCAAAAATGTTAATTATAGGAGAACCACAAGTCGTTGGGAATCTTGGAATACACTCACCTAATCCATTGAGAGCATCCTTGAAAATATCATTTGAAAATACATCTGTAATTCCTACAACACCTTCCACTGCAGACGTTACATCTTCAACCACACTTCCAATAGTATTTGCAATATCAAAAATTTTATTAAAAGATTCTAAAGGATTTATATCACTCTTTGGTCCAACTCCAACTATCCATTCTTTAGTTCCATCACACTTATTATTATTTTGATTACAGTCAAAAAGACCACCCAATCCAAGAATCGTATCTACTGTGCTTTGAATAAAATCAACAACGCTAAAAACACCACCCAATAAAGCAGAAATACCATCTAAAGCAGCAGATAATCCATCAGCAACTGCATCAGTAATTGCATTAACAAGAGACCCAATGAACTGTTCTGCTACACAAGTTACAAATCTATCAACATTTTCAAGAAGTGATTCAAGTAACTGAACAATTAAATCTTTAAGTCCTTCAACAATTGCATTTGCAACACAAGAAAGTGCTTCTTCTAAGATTTTAATTGGGATTACAAAAACTTCATTAGACTTATATCCAGCAGTATGTGCTGCTGCTGGACTACCAGTTGCAGCAAGAACTGACCCATAAACACTGATATACAGTGCTTGTAATGCTTTTGGAATAATTCCTGGATCATCTTCAGTTCCAACCAGGAAATTATAAATTGCATCCATAATTCTACCAACTATCCAGTTGATAGCAGATTTAATGACTTCGGCAGTGTCCTGAATTGCTTGTTTGAATTCGGAAATTTTTCCTTGTGCTTTTTGTAGTATTTTAAGTAAATTGTTAACTTCAGATTTTATTGTTTTAATTGTTGTATCTCCACAAGTGTCGGCAAATACAACTTCTCTCCCAATACCAGTATAAGCAGATATTTCTTTCAGTCTTGCTGCTACTTCTGGAGGAACTGCTCTCGGACTTTTTTGAGATTCTTCTGTTGCTTCGTTTGATTCATCAACCTCTATTCTACCAGTTCCTTTTGGACTTTTTACTCTGGAAGTATGTCCAGTAAAAGGAGTAAATGGATTTTTATATTCAGCAGTTGACCAATCACTTGTATGACCAAGTGCTCCCATGATGACTGGGATTTGTGCATTATCACCATCCATAAAAAATCCAATGACCATATCACCAGGTCTTATTTTTGGATTTACTGCATACTTTGCTGCACCACTTCCAGTGGTGGTCGGGAACATAACCTGTGCCCAAGGAAGATCATCATTTGATAATTCAGAAATATCTAAAGGATGATATCCTAAGATTCTAACTTTGTATCTATATCCCCATCCATTACCATTTGCTTGTTCTTCCCATGCTTCTACTGGTGCAATTTGCCCTAACCACCAACGGAAACCATCTCTACCTATAAAATGACTTTTAAGAAGTGATTCGTCTATCATTTACTATGCCTTTTTGTTGATTCCGAAAGTATCTCTAAGCAATTTCATGGAAGTATAAGAATTATTTACATCAAAATGATGACACAATTCCTTAATCATATATAGACCACTAGTTTCAGTATCATATTCTTTTGCATCAGATTGAGTAATTTTTGGAAACTTACATTCAATTACATCACCTGCTCTTAAGTTTGTATTTAATGGAATAACTATATTAAGAGTTTGAGTAAACAGAACATTATAGCGCATTAAAGATTGTGATTGATATTCTGTTGGGTCTGCATTTAATTCTGTTGAAACATCAGAATTCAAAGTACCGATGTCAAGAATGCCTGTGATAATTCTTGTTGGCGCATCTCCTAAAGTTTCAGATGATCCTTCAGTCAATGGAGGAAGTTTAATGTCACTTCCCAAGTTACTTGTTTTATCTGAATAATTTCTAAACTTAAACTTTGTTTTTTCTGGTTCTGTAATTACTCCAGTTAAGGGATTAAAAAATATTCTTTGACTTGAATAAGTACCTAATCTAAGTTTTTCAAGTAAATTTTGATTTTTTTCAACATGATAATTTAATATTTTAAAATCATTATTTACTTTCATTTCTTTATCATCATATGAATCTTGGGATTGTGTATAAGTATATGTTGCTTTTGGACTCTGATCTAGCAAATCATCAATTGATCTAAATTGAAATCCATCTTGAGTTTGATAGAATAAAAATCCTGCGGTTCCACTTCCAGACTTTTCAGGAACTCCTTTTGATGCTAACCAAACTAAAATTGTAAATGGTTTTCTTAAATTTCCAATAAACCCATATCTATTTGAAGATTTATCAATTGTTCCTATTTTGTTAGTCTTTAAATAATCTCTTAAAATACTTTCTACAGAATCGCTGATTTTATTATTAACCTTAAATTTTTTACCAACTCTTACAGTTTCGTTTGTAATTGCCTCTCTTGAAACTAAATGAAGTGTAAAAGATTCTCTATTTGTTTCCGCAATTACATCAGTAATACTAGACACATAAAAGTAATCCTCTACTCTCTTTGAAAAGTCCAATCCAGGATTTGTTGAAGAGTTTCCTGCAATTTTTAAAGAAAGTCTTTCTCCACCTCTAAGAGGTAATCCATTATAAATTGATTGCTTATCTCCATCTTGATTATTTTGTGGGGCAATAACATTTCCATTATCAACTACCTTCATTTTTGCAGTAATTGTAGGAGAAAATACATCTTCATAATATTCAAAAAGAATTGCACCACCTATGAGACCAACAGATCTTGATCTATCATTTGATTCTAAAGTTAATTCATCATATAAAGACTTTTTGATTGACATTATAGGTATGCTAAGTCCAAGAGAAGTTTATTCTTAATAAAATTATTTAACAGTTTAAATTCACTTACTGTTGGTGTAACAGAGGGTTGTTGTTGATATGGATATGACGCTTGAGGAATTTGTGGTTGAGTAGCATCAATGAAGAGCATTTGTGATCCTTTTCTTTCAGGAGTCATTGCTGCTGGTTGTGATGGTTTTGATGGTGCTGAGATTTGTGCTGATGGTTGTTGATCTTGTGGTTTTGCAGAAGATCCTCCAAGTTGTGGCCCACTGAATCCACCAGAAATTAGATCTGATCTAAGTCTGGAACTTAAAATAGTTTCTCCCCTAGCGTCATCAGTGACACCTTTTTTAGATTGATTTGGGTAAAAAGGAATATCAAAGGCTTGATTTGAATAATGGTAAGATCCCATGGCATGTTTACCAGTATCAATTGATCCTACTACCCATCCTTTACCTCTTAACCATTTTATTGCAGCATCTCTTGTTTCTTTACTATCGAAAGCAACGTGATCATGGTAGTTTCCAGCAGCATGATCTGCTCTATATCTCTTATGTGTTCTATCACCAGTTAGATATTCAATTATTTTACCACCTTTTATTGAAGAAGAAGGAGGAGGTGGTGCTTGAGGTGTTGAAGGTGTAAAAGTAGCAGGTGTTCTTTGCGCCTGTTTAATAATTGCAGTTTCTTGTGCAGAATATTTTGATCCTCCAGCAGTCCAAGCACCTATACCTTGCGATTTTAACACTGCAAGTCCCATCTTATCTTGATTTTCTGGACTGAATATATCATTCGGTGTTAATCCAGCACCTTTCATTGCAGATTGAAATGTTATTGGAATAATTTGATATTTTCCTGCCGCATAAATTCCGTAATTACTAACTTGCGGATTTCTCTTATCCATTAAATATGCTTGCCTCTGCATAATTTCCCCAAGAGTCATATTGGTTAAATTTTTACCAATAATATCTTTTGATGTTTTTCCTCCCATTGTAGAACCAACAATTTTATTGCCAATGGTTCCCTGATTCATTGCATTATAATTACCACCACTCTCTGGACCAGCGATAATATCCAATGCTTGTTTGTGAATTCCTGTCACTGTTCTCATGGAAGATCCTGTAGTTTCTTGTTGAATACCAGGAAACATTGTATCTTCCCTTTGTTCACCAAGGCCGGGTGCTTGCTCACCAGTTTCTAATGATTCTGTAAGTGGTGTTGTAAAAAGTTTAAAGGTATCTGTAATATTGGTTCCTAAGTCTTGAACAGCAAGATTTAATTCTTCAAAAGATCTTGCAACAGTTCCTTCTCCAGCAAACTCATCAAAGTCCAGACGAAGAATTGAATCTAATGAATATCCTAGTGTATCACCAAAAGATTTAATTATATTTTGCATACTACTCACCATACCATACATAGATCTTCCAAAAGAGTTAATTCTAGATATAAACTCTTGACCCATAAAAATCCATGTAGGTAGATTTTCTACAATCCATCCAGCAAATGTAAACCCCAAAAATCCTAACAATCTTCCTAAAGGGCCTTTTTCACTTCTTGATGCAAATGAAAGTCCTGATTGTGGAGATGTTGATACTCTTGATGATTCAAGTCTATCTTCAATTTCTTGCCTTCTAGATGCCTCTTCTCTCCTAGAACTTAAAATATTAGATCTTTCAAATAATTCTCTTTTAACTCTAGTATTTGTAGCAACAATTCTTGAAATATTTTCTACAGATTGATTTACTGATGAAGTACTTTTCTTAGTATCAGATAAAGTCTTATTAATATTTTGAATATTAATAGATGATTTTCGTAAAGACTCTAATACTGTTGCCATATCACATCACCACATTATAATTTAACTGTGAATATAAAACATAAAAATTGTCAGGATTCGCAGAATTAATTAAAGGAACATCAGTTAAAGCACCATTTGTTAGTGGTGGATTAGGTTGCTGTTGCTGAGAACTTGATGTTTTAATCATTGTCAAAGATGGTTTTGGTTCTGGCAATTGTCCAACTTGTTGTGGTTCCTTGGGGGGTGTTGTCATTTGTGCAGGAGTTATTTCTACATTTTCAGTTTTTGATGGTTGCTGTTTTAAATCACTCATATCAACAGCATCTTTCAATTTCATTTCATTCCAATCATAACCTTTTGTTTGTGCCCAGGTTTTTGCTTGCTGTTGCTGATCTGGAGTCATTTTATTCCAAGCATCTTCAATTCTTCCTCTTGCCATAGGATTATTACGATATTGCCATGCCTGCTCAAATTTCTTTTCCATATCTGGAGATGGAGCAGGAGGAGTTGATGGTTTTTGTTCACCCATCATTGGCGTTTGAGGTTGTGCAACCAGAGGTGCTGCAGGAGGTGTTGTTGAAGGTGCTGGTTTTGGTGATACTATAGGAGGAGATGTTGGTTTTTCAGATGTTGGTTTTTCAGATGTTGGTTTTTTTAGTTTTTCTAGTTCTTTTTTTGCAGATGCAGCAGCATCATTGATAATTTTATCGCGCTCATCGCCAAAAATATTTTTACCAAAAGCTTCTGCAATTTCGTCTAAGGTAAATGCCACTCCTGCAACTTTAGCAACTATTCCAATAGGACCTGGCGCTTTTGCAAACAAACTTAGAGCTCCTAGCACAGCATCAGTATATTCTTTATTTTTAAGATTCATTGCTGAACTAAGACCTGTGAGAAGTTTTCCAAGTCCACCAAGAACTCCTCCACCTGGTTTTGCTCCTGGTTTTGGTGGTGCTGATTGTTTTCTTCCAGGTAATAGTGTAGCAGCAAGTGCAAGAGGTTTTGCAATTAAAAGTTTAGTTAGACCCGAAGCAATTGCTCCGATTGTTCTTTTAATTAATGAAAATCCTGCTCTGATTGCAAACAATCCACCAACTGCTATTCCGACATTTTTAAGAATATTAAATCGAATGTCATTGAATAATTTTGTATTTCCTTCTTCAGATGCCTTTATTGCTTGAACAGTTTGATTTGTTAACCATCCACCAAATAAAATTCCAAGTGCTGCACCGATTCTACCAAAAATATCATTTACTTTTGGAACTAATCTTTGTACAGGTTCGGTAACTGCATTTTGAATTTTTTGCTCTATTTCATTCTCTTTTCCAATTCTAATTTGACGCTCTGCTAATCTTCTTTCTTTTTCCTGATCTACTCTAACTTTACTTTGATCTTCTGTTGCATCTTGTTGAAGAAGAAGTGCAATACCAGAAAGTCCAGTTCCTAGTTTTACAATATCTGTTCTTATCGCCTGAAGAGTTGAATTAAACCCTAAGAGAGCTTCGTTTTGTCCTCTAGATAATTCTGCATTTTGTGCATCAGTTTGTGCTCTTCTACTTTCAATATTCTGAAAAACTGATGCATCAATCGTGGATTTTTTTAAAAGAGCACTTCGAACTTCTTGAGACAAAGGAGACCCCGTAACTGGATCAACACCAGATCTACCAACTTTTTCGGGATCTAACTCAGACATTTGATTGGTTCTTTAGGTTTTCTTCTTCAATATATTGTTTGAGAAGAGCAATATAAATTTCTCTCTCCCAAGGTAACATATTTTCTATCTCTGTCAATGAATATTTATGATGCTGTACCAGAGAAAAGTTTGTCTTATAATATGACTCAAGAGATTCGTGAGCCATTCCTAGGCGAAAAAACTTGAAAGACCCTCCAATAAGACTTCACTTTCAACGCCAGTATTAGGATTTTTAATTTTAAGAGTATGAGAAAGTTTAGGCATTGTTGAAAAGAACTTTTCAACTTCTTTAAACTGTTTCGAACTTAATTGTTCGATGAACTCAGACAACTCTTTTTGAGTACAATCAGATGCAGACCAAGACTCTTCTTCATTGTATACTTGCTCCATACAAGAAATAATAAGATTAAATGTATCATCAACACTCACATTGAATTCATTTCCAAAATTAGATTTAATGAACTCATTCATTGATGGATACTTCATTCTTAAAGTTAAAGTGTCATCAAGTTTAATATCTCTTGAATGATTTTCATTATTATTAATTTCAATATCATCAAGATTGATACTTACGGGAACTTGAGTTGTTCCATCATCAGGACAAGTGATTAGAACATCAACTGTTTCTCCAACCGACTTTCCACGAATATTCAGAAACAAATATTCAATATCAAAAGTTGCAAGTTGTTCGACCTTAATTCCTCTAGTCAAAATACAATTACTGATTACATTTTTAACAGCATTTGCAATTTGCTTTGGATCTTCACTCTCCATTGCAATAATCAGAATTTTTTCTTCCTTTACAAGAAATGGGCGATATTTAATTTCTTTTTTAAGGGATGGAATTTCTAAAGAATAAGAAGGCGTTGCAATTTTGGGTAACATTTTCAATTACAAATATGATAAAATTATTTATCTATTATTTGTAGATCCATAAAGAGATTCTGTTAGAGTCTGTCCAGAAGGAAATAGTTCTACCCCATTTGATGGAATAGATCCAGGAGATCTTGGAACTAATCTTGGTCTTGGTTGTGAAGTTGGTTGGGGTTGAGGTTGGGAAGGAGTTTTATTTCCATCACTATTTCTATTATAATCTACACTATAAGACTTACCAATCACATAACGATCAATTTTAAATGTCACTTGCATTTTTAATACATCAGATTGATTATAAGAAACTGGTATCGATGCAATATTATAGGGATATAATCCAATAAAAGTATACTCTATTTCTTTTTTATAATCACGATCAAATTTAACAATGCTTGTTCGATTTGATTTATAATATTCTGGGTATTGCATTCTTATGAAATAGCCCTGATCAACACTGCTATTAATCGGTAGATTATTTCCACCAATTGGATTTGAAGCTCCACTAGCAATAAATTCCATCCAATGCTCCAAGAATTTTAATGTGTTGTAATTCTTGTCAACATAAAATTCAAGACTTATATCTTGATAAATTCTTTTATGAGCAAAAGTTTCTGTGATACCAATATAATTTCCAACAACATCTACAGTTGCAAGTTGTGTTGTTGGAAGAACTGCATTATGACACAAAAGACCAGCATCTTCAGCAATAAATCTTGATGTTACTCCTCTTTTTAATAAGTACCCTGTCAGTTCTGGTGGCAATCCACCAAACTTAACTTCATAATGAGAAGTTTGTGCAAGATTGGTAAATAATGGTCGTATATCCGATATTCTACGTGGTTTTGCCACTCTAAATACCTATTATGAGTATATTGTTACAAGTATTTAGATGTCATATAAAGGAAAATATAAACCATCTTATCCTGAAAAATACAATGGAGATCCCACAAACATTATCTATCGTTCTTTGTGGGAAAGAAAATTTTGCGTCTATTGTGATACAAATGAAAAAATAATCGAATGGCAATCTGAGGAAAAAGCAATTCCCTACCGTTCTCCATTAGACGGAAAAATTCACCGATACTTTCCAGACTTCCTCATAAAAGTAAAAGAATCTGATGGTACTATTAAAAAGTATATGATCGAAATTAAACCATCAAAACAAACTGTTCCACCACCAAAACCTCAAAGACAAACAAAAAAATACATTGCTGAGGTTTATGAATACGCAAAAAATCAGTCAAAGTGGGAAGCAGCAAAAGAATGGTGTGCTGATCGTGGTTATGAATTCAAAGTCATCACCGAACACGAATTAGGTATCAAGTAATGGCACTCACAGGA